AGTTGATCAGGCTGCTCAGTATGATCGTGATAATGCAAGTGGACAAGCTCATGGCCAAGATCCAACCAACCCAGCACAACAAACTGCCCCTTATGGTCAGCTTGTAAATGCTGCTAAAGAAGCCAAAGGTTTTCTTAACAAGCAAGCTCGTGCAAATGTAACCATGGGTGTACTTGCAGAACTAGATGATAGAGATTCACTTGCTGGTGCTCGTGTTATTTACAAGAACGCTTCTACAAATGTTACTGGAACAGTTATTGCTGTTGGTGACAATGAATTTGCAGTTGTTTGGGACGATAAGACAGCTAGTGTAGAGCGTAAAGACGATTACGAATTGGTTGTTAAGGCCTAGTAAATGTTTAAAAATAGAAAGACTAGAGTTGTCTTTCAACCACAAGAAGAAATTGTGTTAGTTGAACAACCGGTCGTTACCCTTGAAGAGTCTCATGAAGAGATTGTAGGTATTAATTCTGCTGAAGTAGAGTCTAAATACAAAGACCTAATTATGGGTGTTGTTATAGACTATAATGATGTAGAATATGATTTTGAATGGGATTCAAAGAATTTTAGACTTGCTCGGTTATCTGGAGAAAAAGTTTCACCAATAACTTGGCAATTGGCCTCAGACTATCTCACTAAATTCTTTACTCCTAAAGTGGCACCAAAGCCAATTAAAAAGGAACCACCAGTTACTATTCCAGTAATTGAAAAAATTGTAGAAAAAGTTGTAGCTCCAATAGAAGAAAAAACACCTCCTCCAATAATTATGGAAGAAGAGTTAGATAATTCAGATGGTGATTTAGCCATAAGAGCTCAACAATTACTACAACAACTCGGTGGAAATAATCTAGATCTCGAGTATATGGAGCTATAATGAATTTTGCTGAAGGTAAAGGCCCAAAACAAGTTAAAAGAGCATGGCCATTGGGTAAGTTTGTTACCCTTTATGGTAATGGAGTTCAGTCAAATGTTAACCCAGCTCCAGTGTCTTACCCAACTGCATTTAGTGGTGGACAAGTGGGTAATCTCAATACTACAGGTTCTGTAGGTTATACTCAACCAGGAAGTGTTGTTCCAGGTCTTGTAGTAAATAGTGGTAATGGACATAAAGATGTAGGGTTTGTTTGTTCACCTGGTTCTAGTGAAAGTATTCAAGATCTTGAAACAACTGTTGCTACATTAACTGCTGAAACTACATGGAGTGGCTCTTGTGTTGTTTCAATTCAAGGTACACAAAATCGTTATTATGGCACAACCAATTATAACTCAACCAATTGGGTAACTATTTCATCTGCAACTGTTACTACTGCTAATGTTCCAGTTTTAGTCAAAATTAATTCAGCTAGTGGAATTCTTTATAATGCTTATCGTTTAATCGCATCTGGTGGAACTGGTATTATTGATTGGGCCATTGCAGGAATGTTTACTGATATTAGTGCAATGCAAGTTGGTGCTAATGCCGGTGATACAAACGGTGGAATTGGTCAACTTCAAATTCAAAATGTTAGAAATCTTACACTTAGTGGTGGAGTCATTACCAATAATGAAGGTGCAGATCCATATGAAAATATTAAAGCTGATCATACTTGGATTGGCTAGTTGTTTTAACTAGAGAAAGTTATTATAATGGTTGAAAGAGAACAAAACTTAAGACATGCCACCAAAATAAAGTTAGCTGATAACTATACTTTAAGTGGTGGTAGAATTGAAGCAGGACTTAATATTATGGGATCACCTAGAATCTGCCCCAACTGTGGTAGTGAAACGGCTCCATATCAAGACGGTCTTTGCTGTTAATTCTTTAGAAGAAAAGATAAGTAATGGCTATAGAAGATCTTAACGCATCTGCTCAATTTTTGAAGATGCGCAAGGAAGGTATTACCCTTTCTAAAAATCCATTACGAGGCCGTATTGAGGCCAAAGAGATGCTTAACAACGTTAAGAATGGTTCTCTACTCCGTGATGTTGGCCCAATGGCCTCCATGGAAACTCGTGGAAGAAAAAAATTAGATACTTTTACCACTATGCCTGATATGGGTGATATGGCCAAGACCAATAAGAGACTTGGTGCACCTATGGGTTCTGATGCCCAATGGGCCTGGCCAAAACTTCATGATCCATTTGAGTATTGGAGAGAACGTACTTGGTGGTTCAACATGGAGGACCCAGATGAGCAAATGAAGAAGATTCGAGATTGGGCTCGACTCCTTTATACAACTCATCACATGGTCCCTTCCATGATTGATATTTATACTCGCTATCCTTTGTTGGACATTGAATTAATTCACCCTGACAAAAGAATAGCTAATTTTTATAATGAATTATTCTTTGATGGTCTAGACTACCAAGAGTTCCTTTTTGACCTGGGTAGAGAACACTGGACTGTTGGTGAAGTATTTGCCATGGGTTCTTGGCATGATGGTATTGGTGCATGGGAAGATGATGAAATCATTAATCCTAATGATGTTGTAATTGCTAAAAATAGAGCACTTAGAACTTATCAATATAATATTAAGGTACCTGATGAAATTAAGAAATTAATTGAAACCAGAGAACCTGCTCAAGAATATCAAATGTTGATGCAACTCTATCCTGATGTTGTTCAATGGGCTCGTCAAGATAAAGAAATTCCTGTTTCAGATGTCATTATGAAGCAGATCAAGTTTAAAACCAACCCTTGGTCAGAACATGGTACTCCAATTCTACTCCGTGCATTCCGTATGCTTATGTTGGAAGAGTCACTCAATGCTGCTCAAGATGCAATTGCTGACCGCTTGTATTCACCTCTTATTCTAGCAACTTTAGGACTTCCTAATGTAGACGAAGACGGTCCTTGGATTCCAGATGCTACTGAACTTCAGTCATTGAGAGATGACTTGGCTATGACTATTAATGCTGACTTCCGTTTGATGGCCTATCACCATGGTTTGGAAATTAAAAACGCATTTGGTAGAGAATCAATGCCTCGTTTGGATTCAGATTTCCTACGAGTTCAAACAAATGTTATGCAAGTATTTGGTATTGGAGCAGAACTACTTCAAGGTGGTGCCAATAGTACTACTTATGCAGCAGGTGCTCTAAACCGTGAATTAATTACTCAAATGCTTTCTACTTATCAACATAAGATTGAAAAGTTTTTCCGTTCTCGTATGGAAACTGTTGCTGAAAGACAGGGCCATTATGAATATCGTACAGTTGGTGGACAAAGAGTTCCTATTATGGAAACAGTTCTTATGGTTGATGATGAAACCGGTGAAGAGTTTGTCGAAGAACGTCCAAAGCTAGCAATTCCTGAAGTAAGATTCCGTTCAATGAACCTTAGAGATGAGTCAGTTGAAAGAGGATTTTTACAACAACTACAAGCATCTGGATTTCCAATCTCATTGGCAACTCTTGCAGTTAATATTCCAATTGACTTTGAAAAGGAAGTTGAAGCTCGTAAGGAAGAAAAGATTGTTACTGTTGTAGCTGAACAACAATTTAAGAAAGAGTTGTTTGATAGACTCTTTACTCTACAGCTTCCAATTCCACCAGAGTATGTACAGGAATATATGGCCTATGTTTCAATGCTACAGGACCCAGCTATTGCTGCTGCTATGAGTCCGGGAGCCATGGCTGATCTTACAACCCCTCCAATCGCTCCTAATATGGCTGGACCAGCTGGAGGAAATGATTCTAACTCTGGTAATGAAGTCTACCCATCTGGACCAGTACCTAATCCAAATCAAACTCGACAACGCCCAGAGCAATCAGATGATCATAAAAAAGAACAACCCAAAGAAAATAGAAGTAGAAGAAAAACTGGGCCTAAGAAAAAGACTGCTAGTGTAGCTAGTGAAGACGATGATTTTGATGAGCCATTTGAACGAGTTACCTATGGTGATAGAATGAAGTTTGCTATTCCAGCTGAAGCCAAAAAGCGTAGAAGAATGAAACTAGCTACTGGTATGAACATTATTGTTGATGATAGTTATGAAAAGTTCAACGAGGATGAGTTTAAAGAACATCTAGCTTCTCGTTTGGCTGCTGAAATTGGTGGTCATGATACTTTTGAAGATGGAACAGATACTCGTAGGGATGCTCCAATGGACGTCAAAGATGATGGAGAGTATCCAGTAAATACCACAGGTGCTGGTTTGGATACCCATAGAGATGACAGAAACAGTGGAGATGGTTATACCGCTCCTGATAATGTTTCTTCTCCTCAATAATGTAATTAGTATTCATAACTACTGGAGTTGTATATGAGTAATCTTCTTGATAATACTAATCCATCATTCCTTCCCAAAACTGCTTTTTTAAATAGTTCATTTTTGGGTTTAGGTGCTGATATTGAAAAGTATGCTATCCTAGAGGAGCAGGGACAAGCCCGTAATCTTCACAAATTGAATATTACAGACTCAATTTACGACAAAGAGTAAATATGTTCGGGGTCATCTGGGATTCAGGGTTTTGGGCAAATATTCTTGTCATTATTACCTCAGTTGGCTCTATACTCTTTTTTCTTAAAAAAACAATTGTCAAAACTATTGCTGATGATCTCAAAGATCTCAATAAGAAGGTTTCGCCTAATGGTAAAAATACCCAAAATATTGGTGATATTGCTGCTAGGACAGAAGATTCAATTAACGATATGAAGCATAAAGTAGAAGAAATTATGCGAGATGGAAAACGAACAAAAGAAATGTTGATTGAACATTTAGGTTGGCATAAAGGCCAACAGGATCACCAACGTCAAGACAATGTAACGCCTCAGAATTAACATTATAAGTGAGTGATAAAATGTTTAAGAAATTCGGTGCCACTTCTCTACTTACGTTAAATGGCACTAGCTCTAATATTGTTGATACAGTAGAACTACATAAAGTTGGATTTAAAGATTTCAACTTTACTCCTGAACCAGGATATGTATATACTGTATCAAGAGCTATTTCATCAAGAGTAAATGCAAACTATGATGGATGGCCGGTAGAAGGATTAAGAGAGAATTATAGAACATTTATTGGAAGACCAGTTTTTGTAGAGCACAATAATAGTGACCATACAAAAGCTAAAGGTGTTATCCTTGATGCCCTTTATAAGGAATCAAAGTTAAGATCTGGAATTACAGACGCTTCTGTCTACTGTCTTATGGAAGTAGATGGAGAAAGCTTTCCCCGTTTGGCAACAGCCATTATGGAAGGTCGTTTAAACGCCGTTAGTATGGGTGCTGATGTTGAAGGAACAATTTGTTCTGGATGCGGTAAGTATGCTTCAAAGCCTTCAGAGTTTTGTGAGCATATACCTAGACTAAAAGGACATAAAGTTGCAGTATATAAAGAAGGAAGAAGAGTAGAAGCGCTAATTTGGGAAAATTGCGTCAAGCCTAATTTCTTTGAATTAAGTTATGTTTTTGAACCAGCAGATGAATCCGCATGGTTGTTAGACAAGATGAGAGTACCTAGGTAACATGCCAATTCTTAAAATCTCAGAACAGTTGACAAAATTGTCAATAGAGAAGATAAGAATTCCAGCAGACGTAGACACTACCCAGGATAACGCTCCTTGTCCACAATGTGGGATTCCATATGATGGTGAAGTTTGTGAGAATTGTGGGTTTATAGCCCCCAAAACTCAAGAAGCATTTCAGTTGTACCGCCAACAACAGGCAGAAGATGCAAAGGCCCAGAAAAAAGGTGCCATTGAAGCTACTTGCCCAAGTTGTGGTAAAGCTTATGATGGACTTGGATGTGAAGGTTGTGGTCACCTACAACCACCAAAAGAATTAATGCATCCAAAAGATCAAAGACCTGAAGGTGCAGATAGAATTATTGGACGTGATCCCGGTCTCGAATTTAGAGAATGGAAAGACCCCAGTAATCCTGGTAGTAAAAAGAAAAAGAATAAGAAGAAAAAGGCAGCTGCTATAGCCAAGGATAACCTTGCAGAAGTACAACAAGCACTACCTACCAGAGTCAACGAAGCAGAACAAGATGTTCTGAAGATGAATGACGAAGAAAATTCGGATAACAAACAAGGAGCTAGAATGAGTCGATTTGACGACGAGCTTACCCCAAAGGAAGCTGCTGTACCTGGTGTACAGTATGACCAAACTACCAATATGTACCTTGACGGTCCATTTGGCCTTTCCTCACAGTCTCCTGCCCCAGAGGTGGATGCTTGGAAAGATATTTATCCAGAGCGTTTCCTCGACGTTCAAGACCTTGATGCATCTGGTTCAGATGTTATGGGTGGTCCTGGTTCAAATGCAGTTCGTGCAGTAGACAATGAAGCAGAAATTGTTTCACCACAAGTTCAAGGCGTTCCTGCCCAATTTGAACAACCTGGTCTACATCCAATGAATGCATCAGTACATGAAGCAGTAAATGCAGATGCTGGTGAAGAAAACGATGGTGAAGAGATGACAGAAAAAGAAGCCTCAGTACAATATGAAGGTATTGAAGAAGCTCTTTACAAAGCATACGAAGCATCAAGAGATCTACGTACTGCTATTAAAGCAGATGAGGAAGCTGACTTCTCAGAACTACATGATCGTCTAGCTACAGTTGTTAGAGAACTTCAAGATAACAAGAAGACAGCCGGTCGTGAAAAGATTGGTGCTGCAAAGTATCTTACAAAGTTTGCCTCAGAAATTGATGACAAATATGAAGAAGCTGAAATGACCAACAAGGAAGCTCGTAAAGCCTTGAAGGAACTAGAAGAGACACTTTCAAGCATGTCTAAAATTGGTACCAATGGTAACCAAGAGACAGACACAATGGACCAGGTTCAAGACCTAGATGGTACAAACCCAGTATGGGACCGTCAAAAGACCATGATGCCTGATCAACAGACAAACGTTACTGTACCTAATGAGCAACCAAACCAATTGGCTCTTGCAGATACACCAGATGATTACAACGATGGTGGAGAGACTGGTTATGGTCTTGCTTACAACTACCACCGTGAGCCTTGGCCAAATGATGGTACAAACCCAGCATTGGTGCCTTTCCAACAGATGACTGCTGCAGTCCAAGCTGGTAAGGAAAAAATTCTTGAAGCTATTGAAGTTGTTGATAGACTAGAGAGACTAGGTATGGTTCAGGACGATGATCGTGCTAACCATATTGCAAAGTTTGAGCAAATGTCAGATGCGAAGTTGGCAGGATTTAAGGCCAGTATCGACATGCTCGAAGAGTCTGGGGCCCGTCAGCCTCGGAGCCAAAAAGTGGCAAGTGGTGCAAATCGCCTGCCAGAGATGGGTCGCCTGACGACGGCCTCAACAGCAAGTCCTCAAGATGTAAAAATTGATGACTTTCTGATGACACTTTAATCCCAATATAAGGAGAAAGAAACATGCTGCAACTAAATAGCGTAGCTAACGTTGGGGTTCACCGTACGTGCACCCCTCTGTACGAGAAGTACGAAGCTACTCCGTACAACACATTTTTGGACCCATCAGAGACGAGTAACATTTACTCGGGTATGATCATGGCCAGAAGTGGTCCTGACACCGTTGCCCTTTTGGGTGGACCTGTCGTAAATGGCGCATCAGCTCAATTCTTCGGACTTGCTGCTCTTGACCGCAATGCAAACATCGATGATGTTACACAAGTGGGAGTTAACGCTTGGGCTGTATGGATGGGTGGAAGCAATGCTTTCTTCTCAATCACAGCTCCTGCTTTTGACACTACTGCATCATATGCCGTCCCAACCGATGGAAGCCGTCAGTACCTGTACTGTTCAGCTGGATCACCTGGTCAGATTACTTCTGTTTCAGGCACCGGTTACTCTGGAAACGCTGTAGCTGAATTGATTGACGTTTTGAGCCCGACTCAAATTGTTATTCGACTCATCGACAACGTTAACCCTCAGAACTAGTAGTAGTTAAGAAAGGAATAACTTATAATGAGTTCAATTACCCCACAAGGTGCTGTAGCCGATCACTTGGCTCCACGTACCGCTAAGAAGTCAGATTCATACGTTTCTGACATCGTAGAGGCTCGTGAGCGTCTTAAGACTGCTACAGGCCGAGTTACAGCGACTCGTGAAGAGAAGCAACGCCGTTTGGCAACAATCCTCTCAGACAAGGACAACTACATGGTTCGTCTTGGTCAGGGTATGATTGGTCCTATCCAGCTTAAGCTTCGTTACCAAGGTATGACCCGTAACGTTCTTCTCGAAGACCCACTAACACCTGGTGTACCAGTTATGTACGACGTACTTGACGAATATGGACAGGCTTACATTCTTTCAGGTAACGAAGGTGAAGTCCGCGTTACACCGTTTGAAGGTAAGAAAGTTCCAGTCCGCTTGTTCCGTATTGCTACATTCCCTCAAATTAAGAAGGAAGACCTTTGGTACTTGCGTGTTAACATTGTAGAGTATGCTCAGGACATGTCCAAGCAAGCTATTATGATGCAGGAAGACGCTCGTCTAATTACAGTTCTTGAAGCTGCAATTAACAACTATGCTGTCGACCCTAACCACACAGTATCACCTAACCACGTAGTTAACGAACTTTCAGGATACATTACTCCTGACTCAATGTACGATCTTGTTGCATTGATTGAAGTTCACCAACTTGAAGCTTCACGTCTATTGTTCAACCCAATTGACTATCGTGACCTCTACAAGTGGGACATTAACCAAACAGGTTGGGCCTTTAAGGACCGTGTTGTTGCCGGTGAGCGTATTGTTCAATTCGGTGGCTTCCAAGTTCAGCGTTCAATCGAAGTTCCTCAGGGAACAGTCTACATGACTCCATCACCAGAATTCCTCGGTGTATTCCCAGTTATGTACTCGCTCGATGTTGAAGAGAACCACACACCTGAGAAGTTCCACAAGGGATGGGTAATGGACGAACTTGTTTCTGAAATTGTTCTTAACCCACGTGGTCTTGGTAAGATCGTTAAGGCCTAGTCTTAACATTTACACT